ATAAGCGTTATGAATCGTATTCGTTACGGCGAAAAGGTGTACGAGATTTTGGGAATAGCAGACCATAGGACTGCTCACAATATGACAATTATAAATTGCAAGGAGATGGTAAGCGATGGGCTACAGCGCAAGGCAGAAGAAAGTAAAAACAACAATACAAGGCGCTAACGCAATCGTGAAAGACCTAAAAGCAATGGAAGAGGCGGCAACCAACGTGATGATGGCGGGAGCGAAAGCAGGCGGTAAAATCGCATTAGAAGACGCAAAGCGGAATTGCCCAGAAGACACGGGAGCATTAAAACAAAGCCTGCATCTCGTTGAAGGCAAAGCAACTTCGACTAAGGCAACGGTTCAAGTAGATTACGATAAGTCGTTAAAGTATGGAACTCACGTTGAGCTTGGAGCCAGGGGTAGACCTGCCAATCCGTTTTTACGAAATGCGGTAGACGGAAATCTCGAAAAAATAAACAATGCAATAGTGTCGGAAATATCCAAAGCGGTGGGGAGAAAGATATGAAAGATATATGCCAGGCAGTCTATGAAAGGATGTGTGCGGACAAAAGCATTTCCAAATGTGTAGGCGATAGAATCTATCCAATTATGTTGCCAGAAGATGCGCCGTTGCCTGCAATAGTATATTCGCCGACACTTGCAAACTACGACTCGGCTCTACAGGGAGATACGGGATACGTGCGACAGACAATGCAGTTTGTGTGTCATGACAAAACATACAAGAGAGCGCGGGAATTGTCTCGCAAGGTCAAGAAATTATTTCAAGATTACAAGGGAGACATGTGCGGACTTGTAATACAAGCGGTATTCATAAAATCTGACTATGAATACAACTCAAACACGGCGCTCAAATTCGATACGGATGAGTATATGTCGAGCATTGAATTTGAGTTCCATTTCAATGAAAAATAGGAGGGATATATGGCAATAGCGGGTAAGAACGGCAAAGTAGTTGTCGGCGCTAGTGGGAGCAAAAAAGTGGTCGGCATAAAGAATTGGTCGTTGGAACTTTCTTTGGATACACTTGAAACCACGGCGCTCGGCGATGATTGGAAGAACTACATAACGGGACTTAAAGAATGGTCGGCGTCAAGCGAGGGCGACTATGAAGTCCCGGTTGACGAAGAAGGACAAAAGGTGTTGCAGGATGCATTCTTGAAAGGCGAGACTGCGACGGTAAAATTGTATGTAGACGATAAGAACTACTACAAAGGAGAGGCATACATTAACAGCCTTTCAATCGAAGATCCCGTAGACGATGTAGTCTCAATAAGCATTGAGTTCACAGGAACGGGAGCATTGACATTTGAAACAGGAGAATAAGGGAGGAAAGAATTATGAAGAAAGGACTTACGATAACATTGGATAAACCCAGAACGCTTCGCTACGGTATGAACGCTTTGGCGAAAATAGAAGACTTGACGGGCAAATCGATATTGGCGCTTGACCTTAACCAAGTCGGCATCAAAGATTTGCTTGCCATTGTATACGGCGGACTTTATCACGAAGATAAAACCTTGACTATACAAAAAGTAGGAGACCTTATAGACGAATATTCAGACCTTACGGAAATAGCGGAAAAGATAGGCGAGGCTCTTACTCTCGCATTTGGCAAATCCGATAAGGTTGAGAATCAGGGGGAAAACTAGCCGCCAAAGACTTTCAGTTGTTTTCTTTATGTGACCAAGCGGTAATCCAATATGGCGTAGATCCGCTTATCGTTGGAGAGTATACGCCTTATGATTTGTTATTGCTATCTAAACAAAAAGCGGCGAGAGAACAAAAGGATTTTGAGAAAGACTTATGCTTGGCTTGGCACACGGAAGCCTTTGCAAGACAGAAGAAATTGCCAAGCCTAGAGAAGATATTGAGAGATTCAAGGAAGAAACCCAAGCAAAGGCAAAACAACAAAAGTGATGCCATATTAAGGGCAATGGCGGCAGAAAAGGGAGTAAAAGTATAAAAATGTTAAGGTTGACCTTTAGATATTTAAGTGTTATAATAAATAAAAAAAATGTATTTGTTGTGCAAATCATATTTTAGGGGTTTTTATGGAGAATTATAGTTATAAAGGTAAGAGAGAAGATGTCGTTAAGCAGCTTAGTGCAATAATGTCAATCGAGGACGCTATAAAATTTGTAATAAACATAAAATCGTTCACTGATTGTCTAGATATAGATGAGAAGATAGAGATTCAAGAAAGGTGGCCTTCTCATAATTTTTCATCAGGATATAATGCTGCATGTATTCTTATGGATACGAATTATTTCATAAATTTAAAAGCCACAACTATCGCTTTTATAGCATTAGTGTTAGATATCACTTTAACTGAAGGTATTGCGAGCATAATATGTGCTTTAACTGGAATTAAAATTAGAGCCATTACTCGGCTAAGTAATGACGAAAAATGTATTGTTAAAGAAGCACTTAAAAATAAATCTAGAGAGTTTGAATGTACAATGTTTCTTCTATGTAGAAATAATTTAAAAGGTTGCGAATATAGATGTGGTAAAAGATGTGGAATGACGGAGTTAGAGATGCAAAAGGCACTCGATAATTTGGTTTCAAAGAATGTGTTTAAAATAAAAAGAGGAAAATACATTTGTAATAGATAATTCAAAAAATTAATACTCTAATATCAATAATATAAGATTCAAAATAACTACATTAGCAAGTGCAATAAACGGCGCTTGCTTTTTTCATGCCAAGAATAAGGGGGTGGGAATATAGCAGTAATAAGAAACCTTGTAGTGAAGATATCGGCAGATATTTCGTCTTTATCCAAAGGTTTGCAAACTGCGCAAAAACAGATCCAAAAAGTATCGGCGGGATTTACCAAAGTCGGCACAAAGCTCACGGCAAGCATTACAGCTCCGCTTATGGCATTAGGCTCGGCGGCAGTCAACGTGTCGCAAAAGTTTGAGCAGTCAATGGCGAATGCAGCGTCGGTAGCGGGTGCATCAAGCGAAGAACTTGCCAGGATGACAGCCATAGCCAGAGAGATGGGCAGTAAGACGGTATTCTCGGCATCAGAGGCGGCGGACGCATTATATTACATGGCGTCAGCAGGTTACAAAGTCGACCAAATGGCAGACTCAATACAGGCAACTTTAAATCTTGCATCGGCAACGCAAAGCGACCTTACATTTACGACAAGTACCGTTATATCAACACTTAACCAATTTGGACTTGAAGCAAACCAAGCGGAAAGAGTCACTAACGTATTTGCATCGGCAATCGGCAATTCAATGGCGAGTTTGGATAAATTGTCAAACTCAATGGGATACGTCGGTCCGGTCGCAAATAGTTTGGGCTATTCGGTTGAAGAAGTAACGGGAGCATTGTCCGTCTTGTATAACGCAGGCTATGACGGCTCGACAGCAGGTACGGCATTGCGTCAATCGTTGGTTTCGCTGATGAACCCAACATCTACTGCTCTTGGTGTGTTTGAGGAATTGGGCGTATCGTTTGAAGATGTAAACCCTGCGACCAATGATCTCGCCACAATTATAGATAGACTTGGAGAAGCGGGAATGGATACTTCTCAAGCAATGAAAGTGTTCGGAGCAAGAGCAGGTCCAGGAATGTTGGCGTTGTTATCCGCAGGCGGAGATGCTGTGCGAGATATGACCGAGTCCATTACGGGAACGAATAAGGCAACGGAGATGGCTGACACCCAGCTCAATACACTGCAAGGACAGGTAAAAATCTTAAGGTCGGAGTTGGAAGAGATAGCCATATCGTTTGGCGATGTGTTAATTCCGATAATCCGACAGTTCATTCAAAAGTACATATCCCCATTGACTGCGAAGCTGATGGGGCTGTCTATGGGAACGAAGAAGAACATAGTAACTGCAGCGTTATTGGCTGCGGCAATCGGGCCGCTTCTTTTAGTTGTGGGAAAATTTATTGGAAGTTTAGGCGGCGTTCTCAAGGTCGGTAAATTGCTATTCTCGAAAGTTGGACTGATTATTGCGATAATTGCAGCGGTAGCAGGAGTAATTGCGTATCTATGGAAAAACAATGAAGACTTCCGCAATGCCGTGATGAAGATATGGGAGAAAATCAAATCGACCATATTGAAAGCGGTTGAATCAATAAAGGCGTGGTGGTCAAAGAATGGAGAAAGACTGATAAGTCAGACGATATCTTCATTAAAAGAGATATGGAAATCGGTAAAGACCATATTCGGTAAAATAAAGCCGTATGCGTTAAAGGTATGGAACTTTGTCAAGGACGTCGTAATTGACATAGTGAGCGGAATCAAAAAGTTTTGGGCGGACAACGGCGAAAAGATTTGGAATACGGTCAAGGTAGTATTCACAAATATTTGGACATGTATAAAAAGCGCATTCAGTATAATAGGGAATTCGCTGACCAAGTTTTTCTCTTATGTTAGACCGATATGGGAGAAAGTCAAGACTCTATTTGCATCGCTTTGGGATACCATAAAACAATTATACGAAACGCTTAAACCCATATTCATACTAATCGGCGGATTGGTTATGACGTTATGGGGAGTAGTGTCGAGTGTGTTGGGAGCAATAATCCAAGCATTAGGACCGTTTATGGAAGCGGTCATTGACATAGCAAACGCAATACTTGACGTCATCAAAATTGTGTGCGCCGTTTTACGCGGAGACTGGTCGGCAGCTTGGGAATATATGCAAGACTTTGCAACCCACATTTGGTCGGGCATCAAGAACCTTTTCCTAAGTCTATGGGAGTTTGCAAAAGGATTTGGCGAAAACCTTGTGTCTTTCTTCGGTAACTGCGGAGAAACTATAAAAGGTGCATTCAATAAAGTATGGGAGAGCGTAAGCGGATTTTTCTCAAACATGCGAAGTGGAATCACATCGGGTTGCGAGAAGATATGGGATGTCATTACGGCAAAGTTCAACAGCATAAAGGAATACTTCGAAAACCTTTGTAAGGAAGGATTCAATTGGGGTAAGAACCTAATCTCAAACATAAGTGACGGAATAAAGAAAGCATGGAACAGCGTAGTCGACGGAGTTAAGGGTATTGGACAGTCAATCAAGGACTTCTTGGGATTTGGTTCTCCGACAAAGAAAGGACCAGGACATACCGCCGATGAGTGGATACCCAACCTTATGAATATGATGGCGGACGATATGTACGCCAACATACCAATGATGGAGAGAGCCGCAATACAAGTAGCGGAAACGCTCAATCTTACGTCTTCGCCAAACCGGGCAATGATAGGTATGGGAAGTAGTCCCAACGGAGACTTGCTCAATGGCTTATTGCAAGGTATGGCAATGATGAACGGAGTAAGCAAGGATGAGAGTAAAGAACTCGTTATGCAAATAGACGGACAGACATTTGCGCGGATAATGATGCCGAAATTGTCGAGAGAGTATAAACGACACGGCGTAAATTTAACGGAGGTATAGAGTGGAATTTTTCAAGATAAACGGAAAAGTTATCAGAGCGCCTACTGAACTTGCGGTGTCATTCGAAACATTGGACAAGGCAGAACGCACCGTGGACGGAACAATGGTTGTGGACATAATCGGCACGAAGCGTAGAGTGGACGTGAGTTGGGATTATCTTTCAAAAGAAGATATGACGACGCTTTCAAATTCAGTCGGTAGAGATAATTTCACGGAAATAAACTATCCAGACGATAAAACGGGAGAGCTGGTTACAATGGTTGCAAGAGCCGAAGGACTTACATATCAACCGCACTATGACTGGGCGAAAAGCAGATTAATGTGGAAGAGCGTGTCGGTAACTTTTACAGAG